CGCTCCGATCCATCGCGGCCATGGCCTTACATGGTGTTGGTGGGCTACCGAGCCCAAGGTAACCGCAAGATCGTTGCCACCCGCTCGGTTTATGTCCGGGCCACCAGCGAGAGCCAGGCGGAGCAAGCCGGCTTCCGTGAAGCCAGGGCCATGATTCCGATGGTGGTCGCTGGCCGGCGGCTGAAAGCAAGCCGGATCGTGAGCAGTCGGCCGCTGGATAAGCAGGATGCGATCGGGGGTGCGGCATGAGCCAGCAAGAGCTGATCGAAAAGCCCCTGTCCCCGGACGTGTTCACGCTGCTGCGGCTGTTTGAGAACCACCGTGGAATCGACAGGCCGCAAGACTGGTTCGATCTGAAGCAGCGCTATCACGGCGCGATGGATGATCCCGCCAGCCGGGAATGCTGGACAGCGACACGACTGAACCGGGCGCTGGATGAAGCCGAGGACGCCGGCCTGATTGAGTACGGCGACAAGTGGATGATCACCGCTAAAGGGCTTGAGGCGAGGAAGGTAGAGACGGTGCGGAGGATGAAAGGGTGAGCTGCGACAAATGCAGTGCCCTACTGGAGCGCCTGAACAAACTGCGTGACCGGAAAGACTACTACGTGCGCGAGAACAAAAGGCTTCGGGCACAGGTGCGGAATCAGCGGAAGAAGCTGAACGAATGGGAGAAGAAGCATGGCAATGACGTTTGAAGAGTACGCACAGAAGCACCTCGGCACAGCCGGGCTCAGCTTCGAGGGCATCGAGCTGGTGCGCATGGGCTGGAATGCTAGGGGCACCTGCGGTGACGCAAATGAAGCCGGTGTGGTGGGCCACGAATACAGCCAGGGAATTTGCGGCGATGGAGCTGCAATTCTGAAAGATGGCCAGCCTATGACCATAGAGCAAATCGTTCAGGAGCTTCAGGTGGCTCAGGAGCGAATCAAGGTTCAGAACGAGAAACTGAATACTCAGCCAAACCATATTGCTGATGCCAGCAAAAGGGTTAAGGGCGTTGTGGCGCTGGCTGGGGATATAACCGACAAGGACAACTACGAGAACGCGCTGGTGATTACGTTTGCAGATCGCGCTGGATTGAAGGCAGCGCTGGATTCAAAGCAGTGCCGGTTTACGGTGTTTGGGGGTGAGGTGTGATTGACGTTATCCAGAGGCTGCATAGAGAGCGTGACGCGCTTGAAGCAAAGACAGACAAGCTGTGCAAGTTCATTGCATCCCGAAGGCATGAGGAATTGCCGGATTTTCAGCGCGAAATGCTGGTTGCCCAGTACCACGCAATGCAGACCTATCTCGGGATTTTGAAGTTGCGGATCGCAGACCTTATGACGCCGGAGCGTGTGGAATGAACATCGAACTAAAACCCTGCCCATTCTGTGGTGGCGAAGCCGAAATGATGGGCGATCAATATCCGTATGTTGAGTGCCAAGGGTGCGCTGCTGGCTTTACAGCGAACCATTCATACGAATTTGACGAAGATGACGCGGCAAGTAAGTGGAACGCTCGGTCAAATGCAGGCCCGAAACTAAAACCAATCGCAGAATCCAAAGTCCGCCAGCTGGGCGGCGATGTTTGCGGGGTGCTTGTGCGTAAAGACGAGAAACTGGCCGCTGTAGACGAGCATGGGCGCGTTCAATGGTTGCATGGTGATAGCGAACACACGGCTTACCTTGAGGGCATGAATGCCCACTTAAGGGCAGAACTTAAAGCCGCCCGCGCTCAGGGTGGCCGGGGTGCTGACGCAGTTAAGTGGAGCGACCCAGCAGTTGATCCTATCGTCAGCAAGCTATACCGGAAGTTCAAAGAATGGAACCGGCAGGGATTTGGCGCCGATGATGTTACCTGGTGTGAGGTTCGCGGGTATGTGGCGGAGTTGCTTAACACCCAGCCCCAGCCCGCCGTGCCTTAGGAATATCGACAAGCATTGCAGGATGCCTACGACATCATCGTTTGCGACGCCAATAGCCCCAAGAACTACGGCTCCTTGTGTCGTATCGGGCACGTTCTGGGCCAGATCACCACCCCCACCACGCCCCAGGCTGATGGGTGGAAGGTTAAATTCATGCAGATAATGAGCGAGATCTACTCTGATCTGGATGACGAGCACGAAGATCCAATCCCTTCGGATCTATGGGATTTGTGGCGAGATTTGCGCGCAGCAACACAACCACCAACCGGACAGGAGGGCGAGTCGTGAGCCAATTACGATACACGCAGGGGATGCTGTATATCCGCAGAGCCAAACCATCCGACCAAGCGGATTCAATTATTACCGCCTGTCAAATGGCAGCGAAAGCAATAATTAAAGGAGATAGAGGCTACTTCGTGGCTGTACGCCGGGGGTTCCCAGGCGAGGTTTTGGCCTGCGGATATACGCGCAACGAGCTGAAATCCCGGTTTCACCCAGGACCTTGGAAGCGCACACAGAAGTTTTTCCGGGTTGCCAAGACTGGGCAGCAGAAAGAGGGCTCTGGCGATGAGTAAAAACCATCCAGACAAAGGCAAGAAAGGCGGACGGTGCAACGTCACCGCCTGCCAGAAGCCCGGCGCCATGTGGTTTAACAAGTCCACCGAGGCCTACTACTGCGAAGACTGTGCCCGGGAAATCAACTGGCCAGGTGGACGGGCCAATACGATGCGGCTCTATGGTGTGCCGCTGCTGTGCGAGTTGGAGCAGGAGGGCAAAGGCGATGAGTGAATGCGAACATCCCAAGTGGCGAACATTCAATGGCGGGAAATTTTGCCGATGCGCAAAGTGTGATGCTGACCCTGCGGAAATTCTCATTGCCGCCCAATCCGAGATAGAGGCGTTGCGGCAACAGATAAGCGAGATTTTGGGCGCAGAGCGCAAGTTCGCGGTCAATTTTGGGAAGGCGTACGTTCTCCACAAGCAGGCCGAGGCGGTGGAGGCTTTGCGCGATTCAATCAAAGAGCAATACCCGCTGGAGCCGTTCGGGGATCTCGATGAATACGTGATAGCTGGAATGAAAGAGGTATATACCTACGTCGAAAAATCTGCCAAACGCCTCCGCCAACAAGCCGACGAAGCCGAGCGGGCGGGAGGTGAGAAGTGACCAATACACCAGAGACAATCTATCTCATCAAGGGCGAGGACCTAGACGGAGCGCCCTGCATGGTCTGGTGCGATGATCCAGCGCCCGGCGAGGGCATGGACCCTGCCGAGGCGGTGAAGTATGTCCGGGCCGGCTCAGCGAGTGCCATTGAGCGTGATGTGGCTTTCCGCCAACGTGACCTTGCCTATAAGCAGCGCGATGAGGCGGAGCTGAAGTGGTCCCAGGCCCGGCAGGAAAACCGAGGCCTCAACGAACGGATCGAAGAACTGGAAACCATGGTCAAAGTGTTCCGTGGCTGCATTGAAACAGGTCTGATGCCGGAGCCTGGCAGCCCCTGCCAACGGAAAATCATCGAACTAGTTGGGGAGCCTGGAGATGACTGACTACAAAATCAGGACAACCCAAATCATGGTACACCCGGCTGATAACCCAACGATCCTGAGCGAAATGGCAACAACGGTCAGCATCGATGACGAGGGCGGCGGAGAGTACGTCAAAGCCGAGCAGGTGAATACCGGCTCGATACTCATCAACCCCGACGAGTGGCCGGAGTTGCGGGCGGCGATTGATTGGATGATTGCGGAGTGTGAGCGGGCGGGAGGTGAACAGTGAAGCTCATGAAAGCAACACAATTCCGGACTCGGTACTTTGAAAAGGGGAGCGAGCCGGACATGAAGACACTGAAAAAGTGCATCGACGAAGGCGAGCTGCCCGGTCAGCGTATCGGAACCATCTACTATGTGGATCTGGATAGACTCAAGGTATCGAATAACCCGCTGGTGAATAGGGTGCTGGCAGCATGAGTCCACGGCCACGCAGACCGAAGAACAGAGCTTTGCCACCGAACCTGTATCCGAACAACGGTGGCAAGTCATATCAATACCGACACCCAGTCACCGGCAAGTTCCATGGCATGGGGTCAAACAAAGCTCAGGCTATCGCGGCTGCCAAAGAACTGAATGCGCACCTGATGCCAGAGAATGACCTGGTGGCGAAGGTGTTGGGCAATGTGACGATCAGCCAGCATATCAAATGGTTCTTTGAAAACGTCGCCCCGGAGCGGGAATACAAGCCGAGCACTCTGGAAATGTACCGGGTCCAGGCTCGCAAGCTGGAAGCTGCCATGGGTGATGTGGCGGTCGAGGATGTGAGCGTGCAGGACATCGCCGAGCTACTGGAAAAGTATTCGCCGCGGTCAGCGAACCAGATTCGGCAGGTGGCTGTTGGCCTGTTTCGGGTGGCAGTGAGCCGAGGGCTTCGATCAGATAACCCTGCCGAGGCCACGCTGAAGCGCAGAGAAAAGAAAGCCCGCCGGCGGCTCACCCAGGCACAGTATGACGCCATTCACGCGCTGTGCCCTGCGTGGGCGCAAAATGCCATGGACCTAGCATTGATCACGCTGCAACGCCGGGGTGATGTGTCGCGGATGAAGTTCGACAATATCCGGGACGGAAAGCTGTACGTGGTGCAGGAGAAAACGGAGAAGTACGACACCGGCTATTTGGCCATCAGTATTGGTCCGAAGCTGAAGAAGGTTATCCGGCGTTGCCGTGACGATCTGGCCAGTCCCTACCTGGTGCATCGTAGGCCTGAGCGTAAAGTGAAAGACCGGGAGGGAATGGATCACTGGACGCAGGTTCGCCCGCAGATGATTACCAGGGCATTCGCTGAAGCCAGGGACGAATCCGGCTTGTTCGATGGTGTGCCTGAAAATGAGCTGCCAACGTTCCAC